CGGAAAATTTCATCTGGAGAAGTTCCAATTTTGGCTCCCTGCATACACCCGCATGACTTTTGTCCTGCACGAATGACGTTTCCCCTCAGAGTTACAACTTTTCCACAGTCACATCGGCAGACCCATGCACTACACTTGCCAATGTTTTCGGGAGCTCGGCGCAATACAATCAACATTCCGTTTCGCTGACCGGTCAAATCAACGAGCTTTCCCATCAGCGGGCACCTCCTTAATCAGATGACTGGCATAGATCCATACAAGTGCAACCTTGCGAAAATCAGCCAGGTCCAGCAGTCGGTTGATGTCTGCAATGTGATCTGTGCGGCTAATAGGTTCACCGTGGTCGTTGTATAGGATTTCAGTCATTCTCGGCCACCTCTTCATAGATTTCATTGGAAAACTTATCAATCAGGTTCCAGAACGCAATCAGGACGCCGAACAGGGCGTTCGTGTAGTTGTCGGCCCGGTCTGGGCCTTCCGCCATTGCAACATGGACAGCCTTGAGCATATCGCTGTCACAGCGGAGCTCTAACATCAGGTTATCCAGATTGGCCATGTTGACATCTTTGCGAAGATTTCTGTACTCTTTCATGATAAAAACCTCTTTTCTCTTGTAAGAGGTTTCGCCAAATGGTATAATGAATTTACCAGATGGCAATTCCTCTGGTGTCTTATAACGCTTTGCCCAAGATTTCCAGTCGCCGGGCAAGGCGTTATTCTTTTTTCAGACCTTCGTATACCAGCTTTATACCTTGACGAATCACGTCCGCTTTGGTCATTCCTGTTTCTTTGCAGCAGATTTCAAGCATCTGCACATCGGCGTCAGACATGCGGATTCGTGTTTCGTGTGTTTTGGGCTCAGTTGTCGGTCTTCCAGTTCTAGGCGACATTTTATCACCTCACTTTTGTGTCACCATAAATATTATAACTTTTGGTTACACAAAAGTCAAGCCCTTTACAAATGAAAACCATTCAGGGCATAAATTTTTCCTTGCCATTCTGCGTGGCTGGGTCTGGCTCCACCATGCGCTGTTACTTGAACGTAGCGAACGCCCATCTGCCGCGCACGTTCTAACTGCAATTTTGCGCAGGTTTGATTTACTCCTGTAAGAATACATCTGCGGGCGGCGACCTCGATGCTGTCCTTGTGCCCGCTGGGGTAGGTGACCATGGGCATACCGTCTGCAAGGCTGTCCACGGCCTGCTTAACGGCCGTTTTGTAGTCAATGGCACCGGTGCTCACCTTGAGCCACGCAGCGTCCAGCGTGCGCTCGAACGCGCCTGTGACGGTGTTTGCCGTGGTGGCGGTGAGGTTCTGCCAGGTGCCGCAGGTCTGCCGGGCACCGGCGTCCAGCAGGTTGTTCAGGGCGGCGCTTTCTTCAAAGGGCGTCGGCTCGAGATCGTAATGGTAGTAGATCGCATCTTCCCGCTCCATAGCTTCGGTGGCGGCCTGCAAAAGCAGCCTGCGGATGGTCGCTTCGCTTTTGCCGCTGTACTTCGCCAGCAGCTTGATGACGTCTTCCCGCAGGGCTTCGGTCTGCTGGTAGCGCCACAGCTGCCAGTTGGCCGTGGCGGTCACCGTATCCATCTTACCGATGCGCCGGGCCACGTCCTGCAATATCTCGTCCTCGACCTGTCTCCATAAAGCCACAAAGGCATCCGGCATCTGGTCGAGGTAGCTCGGCGGCAGCATCAGGCGCCTCCGAAGGTAAGCTGTTCATCGGTCTGGCTGTCAGCCTTGGCCTCTGCCGTCCACTGGTGGGCCTCGTCCTCGCTCAGGCTGTACCGGGCGGAGAGGTACCGGCAGCGGGGCACGAGGCCTGCCAGAGCGTCCTCCCGCAGCTGGCTGGTGCGCTCGGCCTCACTGACGATGTAGCTGTCGTCCCAGTTGACCGAGATGCTGGTCTCCGGGTCTACCGGCGCGCCCAGCAGGGTCTTCGCCGCCCACAGCATGGCACGCAGGATGCCGATCAGTGCCGTCTCGATGGGGATCTGGTTCTTGTTGGCGTTCTGCACCAGGTCCTGCCGGCTG